TTTGCTGTTGATGCAAAATCTGAAATTGCATTATAAGCATCTGCACTTAAATGTTTTTTAGACCACATGTTTGCAGCTTCAACTCTTTCTTTACCAGAATCACCTAGTTTTTGTTTTTCTAATTCTGGGTTAGGAAGATTAGCTGTAGCATTGTCTATAAATGCATTTACTCCAGCATCATATTGTTCTTGAGATAAACCTGCTTCTTTAGCAGTTTTACCCCACCATTGTACTATAGGCATATCCTCTGAAATAGTAATTTTAGTATTTTCTATTTCAGGAACATTAAGTTTATAACTTTCTGGTACTTTACTAAGTCTTTCATTTTCAAGATCAGTCCTGATTTGCTTTGTTAAGTCCTCTGTTCTTGAACCTAGTTTAGATTCCAAAGAGTTATATGAAGAAGCTAAATTTTCTATATTAACTTCTTTTGTGTCAGCATTCCAAAACTTATCCTGAACATATTCAGGTTTAGTTACCTCTGAAGGTGTTTCAGTGGCGATTGGTGCTGCACTAGCATTATCATCTGCCATCATTTTCTCCTTTGTTTATGCGTGTGTTAATAATTCCAACTAGAAAACGCATCCCTTCTAAATGGAATAATCTGTTGCCATCTATATTTGGCCCAGCAACAGCTTCTATTGTGATAGATTTCAAATAGTCTAAAACTTGTTTTGCTTCATCACCTTTAAAGACATTTGCAAAATGTTTATTTAATTTTGCTTCGTCTTCATTGGATCTTACATAACCATCTATGCTATTTGTAACCTTGGGCTTTTCTTTCTTTAGATCTTTCCAAGACATATCATGCTCCTGGTGGAGCTTCACCCTCCTCTGGTGCAGTTTGCATTTGTTGTAAACGGTCAA